AGTGACATCCACTCACGCATGAATGTACCCATCTGTGGCTTCTCTTTGTAGGCAACGCTGTTGTTTGCAAGCGCACGTTGTCCTTCGTTTTCCCACCATTGACCTGCTTTGGCATGACGCATCTGGTCATCATTTAGGTTTGATAGGCTAATGAGTGCGCTTCGTCTGACCCCACCGACAACTACAACCTCACCAATCTTACACATCAAGTCGTGACATTCAATAGGATATAGCCTACGTCCTGCAGCACCCTTGAACTTTTCAATACAGAAGTTAAAAAGTTCAATGAGAGGCTGTGGACCTGATGCCCTACCGCCAAATGTCTTCAGCCTTGCACCTGCAGGGCGTACCTCTGATACATCCCACTTAGGAATTTGTCCTGTGTACAGCATAGCAATCAGTTCCTTCAGTGACTTTGCCCATCCCGGACGACTGTCACCTACCTTGATTACTGTGTCTGTATCGTGCATGTCCTCATTTACTATTGGTAGTTTCTCTACGTGATGACGTTCAACACTGAAGCCTACACCTGTACCACACATAAGAATGTACATAGTTTCATCAAAGGCACGTGGGCTATCCACTGGTACGTATGAGCAGTTGTATCCACCCACATGGCAACGGTCTAGTGCAGGACCTGCTGTCATCAATGCCCTCATGCTTGGCATAATGTCCTGATTAAGTACGGCTTGCTCTAGTTCGTTACGCATGTCCTTTGTAACTTTGTAACTGTGCTTATCACGAAGGTGATTTGTAATGTAATCAAAGTAACGAGACACAGTTTCTTGCCATGTCTCACGCCTTTGCTCGTCCTCTTTCCATCGTGCATAGCGTGATAATGCTATGAAGTTTTGGTAGTCTGTTGGTAAGTAATTGCTCATTAATAATTCTCCATAACTGTTCGTATTGTTCTAACTCTAACACCATCAATGTCGTACATCATTTCTTGTATCGCATCTTCTAGTTCTTCATCTACTCTGCCATCTGCTGGCATAGTGTATTCTTCATCGTCAATTTGCAGTGTCATAAATACTTTAACTGTCACCATCATAGCAACCTTCCACTTCTGTGATTAGACGATTAAGATACCACTGGGCTTTCTTTAAGTCCTCTGAACCATTCTTGTAGCGATATCGCCATAGGTACTTAAGTATGTTGCCTTGCAAATAATACTCAAATCCCTCTCCTGTTGCAGCAGCAATAGCGTCAATACATTCAATACCTGCTTTGTTATAGTGAGCAGGATTATTTACCATGTCATTCTTTATCTTCTGCTGGCGAAGTGCCTCTTCCTCTGCTTCAAACTCGTCAATTAATCTTTTGTAATCTGTCATGTCAAGCACTTCCTTTCGTCCTAGTCCCAAACGATAATGTCACTACATTGTCATCTATCTCTAACACTTTTCCCCTATCACTGTCAACAGGAATATCTTCTTCGGTGATATTATCTTCATACGACATAACAAAGTTATGAACAGTATCACGAAGCAGTTCATCTTCTTCCATGATAGGAATAGTACATGCCACCATTTTAGTCAGGTGTAGTATCTGGTAGTAGTCATCATCTGACATGTTCTTATCATCGTTAGTGATGATGGCTACATCAATCTCGCCTGTCCACTCGTTGTTTTCCGACTGTGGACGAATACGAATAATGAAATCATTTTCTTGAATGTGTCTGTCTGCGTTGTCTGTCATAGCTAACTCCTTTGCTTTTTAGTTCCAGTAAATTTAATAAACTTAGGATGCTGGTTCTTTCCTTTCTCTTTCAGCCAATCTTCTGGAATGATGCGGTCATAGTATAAGAAACCATACTTGATACACCACTCAGCATAATTTGACTTAGCACCCTTACGCAACTTGCGTCTGCTATTCTCAAACACAAACCGTATATCTAATGTAGGATGTTGTCGCTTGATTGCAAGGTGCTTGCGTCTATCGGCGGCTGTAAACATCCCTTTGGATTCAATGATGATGCCGTTATTCAATATGAAGTCTGGCGTATAGGTGCGGTAAGCTAAGTCTTCCCACTCAATCTTAATTGTCTCGTAGTCGTACTTAACTTTTAAGTCATTAAGATATTCTGATATCTTTAACTCTAACCCACTCCTATACCCATACTTACGTGCGGCTCTAAAGGCTTTATGACTGTGTACTGCCATCGTTTTTCAACTCTATATAGTTCACAATCTTTGGGTCTTTAGCTTTAGACATAACTGATGGTAACTCTTTCAAGTTAGTCCAGCAAGCATGTCTATACGAACAGAAACCACACTCTGTTCCTAGTATCTTATTGCCTGTAGGTTTACCTCTGAACATTTCATCAACAGGTTCAAAGCATCGCTGTACTTCATCTTTTTCAAGAGCAAGTTTAGCCATCTTTGCTTTGTCTATCTCTGCATCTACATCAATGCCTGTTGCTGGTATGTACTTGAACTCACCATTGGCTTTGTTTACTACCCACCAACCACCAGCACGTTTGCCTGATGCCTTGGCATAGCCAGCAAGCTGTCCTACATACCCAAATGGGTCACCATCTTTCAGTGTTTCAAAGGATTGAAACTTGTTACGATATGACCAATCGGATGCCGACTTAATGTCGTCAACAGCACCATCAATAACAATGTCATATGTTCCAGAAATAGTGGTGTCATTGAGTTCCAGTGATACTTTATCAGAGTCTTCATACTTTACTCCTGCCTCTGTTAACAGTCCTTTGAATACAGCCTCAACGATATCACCTATCATCATGTTCATTACAAAGGTTGTTGGTTTAGGTAGTGCCTTGTCAGGGTGATTCTTCTCAAACCACAACTGACAAGCAGGTCTACCAATATTTGACATACGAAGAGTAAACGCATCACGCTTACTCTTCCCACCAAACTGACGTTGCAAGGCATCTGCTATGTCACTGGCTACTTGGTCTATTGTCTTCTTAGACATCTTAGTTTTGCCATTGACCGCATCTTCCAGATACTGATGCAACGACAGTTCAGCAGGATGGTTCATTAGGCTACTTCCTCATCAAGTTCAATGTCAATAATACCATCTGAGATTTCAGCATCAATGGTATCGTCATGCCGTGATGCCTTCTCAGCATAGGCATTAATGATGTACTCATTGTAATTCTCTACCCATGCCATGAAGTCAGCAAACATGTTATGCTCTTTATCTCCAAGGTCAAGTGTATTGGTTACATCAAGGGATACCACAGGCAGGAAGAAACTATTACCGTTAGGCAACTTACGTTCTTCTGTATTACCTACTACAAGATGCTGAACAGGAAGACGCTTCATCTTACCCAATTTAGTAAACACTGCACCGACATCCTTGAATGCGTCACGGTTCTCAATCTCCCAGATGAATGCAGTCTCATCTAGTTCAACAGGATTACCGTTGGCATCTACAGGGTCAATCAGTTCAACTGTACCAAGCATTACACGTACACGCTTAATCTGCTTGATAAGGTCTTGTGTCTTCTCTGGCAATGCCTTGAAGTCTTGGATGTATCCTGCTGGCTTACCACAATTGAAGCCACCATCATTGTCCTTCAAGTCAATGTTCAGATTGTCAGCCATGACTGTCTTGACATAGCGGTTAGGTACATCGCCATGACCCTTGATGAAACGCTTGTACATGAAGCGTTGTAGGTATGGACGAAGATTTACTGCTTGGGCATAGTAAGTTGGACCGTCAGGAATCTCTAGTTTGTAAGTCCCTGCTGGTACTACTTCCATGTTGACACTCTTGCCGTTAACATCGGCAGTACCCATGATAGCGGAATGGTTCAAGCGTAGTCGTGCTAATGTACTGCTCTGCTTTTTTGAGTTAGCAGTATCAACAGACATGCCCATAGCTTTAGCCATTGCTGCAAAGTTATTAGTGTCAATAGTTGTTAGTGTTGTTGTCATATGTATATACTCCTTCTATAAAAGTCAAATGAACCATAGTTATATCAGGCTACGTCTTTCGTGTCAAGCCAATTATAACCAATTTTTGCTTCAAGTAATAATGGTACGTTAAACTGTACGCCCCATCGCATTACTATTAGGTTTGGTAAATCGTCATTAGTTTGTTTGATGATATCAATAACTCTCCTTTCCTCATCAGGGTGAACGTCAATGACGATACTGTCGTGAACACTATTTACCACACAAGACTGCATACCGTCAAGTAATTTATCTATGTGTAATAATGCCACAGGTACTATGTCTGCCGTAGCAAATGATTGTACAGGATAATTCTTTATTTGTGTAAAGTGCGACACTCTGCCACGTACATCACGCCTAACATTAGGAAATGAAAACTCACGCCCTGATGGTGTGCGTATCTTGCGAGTGTTTATAGCCTCTTTAGCCAATCGGGTATGCCAAGCTGCGACCCCTTGATATTTGTCGTTGAAGTGTTCATAGTACGCCGCCTCTGCTTTTGTCCTTCCAAAGCCTGTCGCTCCATACAACGGCGCGAATGTATGCGCTTTCGCATCCTGCCTACTCGTAGGTTGACCAGCGGTAGTAATAACTTCAGCGGTATATGCATGTACATCAAATCCAGTAGATACTTCTTCAATTGCAACTCCATCTTGTGATAAGAATGCGGCGGCACGAAACTCAAGCTGTGCAAAGTCAGCCTCAAGTACCTTGCCACCCTCAAAACGAGACACGAACACCTTCTTCACAGGGAACGTACCACCACGTGGCATGTTCTGCATGTTAGGGTCTGCCCCACTAAATCTGCCTGTTGCTGTACGATGCTGAAGCAAACGCACATGTAATTTACCATCAGGCTTGGTATGTGTCTGAATGCCATCCACAAAGGATGACAAGTATGTCTCAACGGCAGATAGCCTACGCACTTTATATAGGAAGTCAACTGCATCTGTCATACCATGTGACTTTGCTGATGCTTCAAGTAACTCAAGGTTACCCTTGCTAGTAGTAAAGCCATTGGCACTTGCCCACTTTGCTGACGGTGGCTTGAACTTTAACCCAGCGACTTGATTAGTAGGATTAAACACATAGCCAATAGCGTCACAATCAGTACATCTGTTTGCGTTAGCATATAAACTTCCATCTTTCCTTACCTTTCTGATTTTGCCAGAACCATTACAAGAGGAACACTGGACTGCCTTAGTCTTGTACATACGCTCAGTGCATCCTGCAATGAGACTACGAAACTCTGCATCATCCATGTATGGGTCAATCGTGTTGCCCCAATACTGCTTGTCCCTCACCTTACGGCTGTAGATAACCCATGATAATTGCTCTGGGCTGTTGAGATTAATAGGTGTGTCACCCATCAGGTTACGAACATGCTGTTGCAGTTCATTCTGTAAGGTATCACGCTCCTGTTCAAACTCGCTACGCACATCGTTGAGTGCTGTCATATCAACAGCAAAGCCACGCTGATAGATACGTGCCAGACACACAGCTACCTGATTAGTCAGGTCAACAGTACCAATCAAGCCCCCATCATCCCTTGTGTTCAGACGATACATCAGCTTGGCGGCAAGTTGCTGGGTAGCATGAAGGTCAGCAGATAGGTAGTGTGATAACTCATCATGTGGGATGTCACGTACACTGTATCCCTTCTTGAAGTATTCCTTCAATGTGTCCTGCTTCTGTGTGTCCAACTCGTAGCGTTCAGCACATGCTTCTAGTGACAGTGGTTCTTTCTGCCCACGCTGTAACACATACTCAGCAAGCATTGTGTCAAACACAGGACCATCATACGTGAACCCACTCTCCCACAGCCACAGTAAGTCGTGTGCCGCATTGTGCATGATAAGCACGGTAGCCTTATCTAACTGCTCCTGCACAATCTTGTGACCATTGTAGCTTGGCTCACACTCACTGTGGTCAAAGGTGATGCTGAACTCTTCCCCTTGGTCAGTCAACATACCAACCATGACCAGTGAGTTCTCTGCCTCAAAAGGGTCAAGGTGAAGTTTGCCATCACGCTTAACAACAGTGTTCTCTACATCAAGTGTTAGTTTCATAAGTATCTCCTAAACTGTCTATACTTAGATTATAACAATCTGCTCTCACTGTAAAGTCATTTGATGGGTCTACATCTCCTTTACGAAGGAATCTTGCCCTCTCAAAATATTCTTTCTTAGATATGCTTCCTAGAAACCAGCCTATAGTATAGTCTTTCAACACTCGTACAAAGGCGTAGTCATCACAATCTTGTTTAGTATTATAAGCGGCTACACTACATTCATAGTGAGGTAATGGTTTAACTGTAGTCTGTTTTGTCTTTACATCAATTCGCTTACCATCAAGAATGATGTCATAGTTATACGTATTACACCATTCCCCTCCTAATACTTGCAAGGCAATCTGCTCACCTAAAAATCCTGTAAAGTTTCCCTTACCCATCAAGATGGAATGGTTAAGTATCCCTAATTCTGAAGCCTTTTCAGATGCTTCGTACAACATGTCTTTAGTTATTTGAACTTCAATCATCCTTCGTACCTCGCTGTCTGATAATTCAACTCACAGTTCACCATGCCATGCCAGCCATTCAACTTGTTCTTCACGATGTTGACATGACGTAGTGGGCTATCTTCTTCCTGCCCTTCCACTGATGGTGACTTACCAATCAGTATCATCAGGTCTGCCTCTGCCGCTTTGCCAGTACGACTACCCTGCATCATGCTCTGGTTGAGTGTAGTACGTCCTTCTGCCTCTGCTGACAACTGTGACATGTAGAATACAGCACAGTCATATGTCTTGGCAATCTGACGAGCATAGATGGCACAGGCGGCTAGTGCTTGGTCTTCCCTTGCAAAGGAACCTGCCACACTAAACTTGTCACCCATGTCAAGCACAAGTACATCAGGCTTGTATGACTTACATACAGATTCAACCCATGCCATGTCACGTCCACCTGCTTCCTTAATCTTGATGTTGTTCATAACAGGTGCATATAGTGATTGTGCCTTACTCATGTTGTCACGTACTTCACGAGCAGTCATCCCTGCGGCGGCAGTCAAGTACCTTGCACCGACACGGTGTGTAGGCTCTTCGTTACACAGGATGATGCATTTAGCACCCTGATGTGCAAAGCCCCCCGGCGCGGCAATCATTGAAGCATGGAAGGATGTCTTACCTGTATTT